TAGTCCTTTAAGTCTACAGGACGCCGTTTGTGGTCGATCTGGAGTCTCTGGCTTCAGTTCGCTAAATTTCCAATCTAGTGAAGGTTTTCCTTTTAGTGCGTTTAGACCTGGCGGTGTATCGGGAAAGAAATGGATGTTTGAATTAGAATTGACTCAGTCTGGGTTTATTCTAAAGGGCATTGATAGACGCCTCATTAACGTCATGGCCCTAAAACATGAATTACGAAAACGTGATATTAAACCGTTCACAGTTTTTGTAGATTGCCTTAAGGACGCTAGAATAGCAAAAGAAAAATGTTGTATTCCAGGTAAAACTAGAATATTTTCAATTTCTCCTGTTGATTTTAGTATCCAATTTCGGCAATATTTCCTTCCATACACTGTAGCGCATCAGAATAGTCGCCACGATTTTTCGAGTGCAGTTGGTATTAATGTGCATGGTAGTGAATGGACCTCATTAGTCCTTACTATGTTGCAGAAATCCGATAAGCAGTTATGTGGTGATTATAGTAACTTTGGTGCAGGTTTTTGTTCCGAAGTTCACTATTTTGTAGGAGAAGCTATATTAGATTGGTTTGACTTCCACGGACAAACAGTGGAAGATCGTCAAATTCGAAAAGTAATGTTAAGAGAGTTAATAGACTGTCCTCATTTATGTTTTAATTTAATTTATTTAACGTTCTGTGGTATGCCGAGCGGTAGTCCGATTACGGTAGAAACGAATGATCTCGTTAATTTAAGTTACATCCTAATGGCATGGTTTGAAATTATGAGGCCCACAGGGGTTAATTCACTCCATTACTTTCGTAAGTTTGTAAATATAAAAACGTATGGGGATGATTTATGGTTAAGTGTCCATCCCCAAGTTATAGATATATTTAATAATGTTAGTATAAGTATATTTTTTGAAAAGTACGGGGTAAAGTACACAGACGCAACGAAATCAGGGGAAATGGTTCCCTATAAAGATATATATAATTCTCAATTTTTGAAGTGTACTCCCGTACCACATCCCAAGAGACCAGGTATGTATTTGGCACAGTTAGAAAAGAAAAGTGCGCTAGATATAGC